GTTCCGACAGGGTATGGCCCGCCAAACGATGAATTCCAGTTGATGTCATTACCTCTATATATCGTCTGTGAGTGGGCGTGGTTTCCGGTTGTATTTGTGTATTTAGTGCCAAGGTTTGTACTGCTGACACTTGAGCCTTCATGACCATGCGATTTCACTTGGCCCTCAGCAAACGCGCCGACGGTCTCGCCGTCTTCTTTACCGATAAGGCCACGGCCGCGCATGTCGGGAATGATGCCATCAGGAAAGAGAGAGGCTGTTACGGGAAAAAGCTCGGTATCAAAGGCTTGGCCTTTCATGATGGCCCAGCCTTCGGGGGCGGTGTCTGACATCCATGGTTGGGGCGTTCCCACGGGCAACGCGGTGAACTGAATCAAACGAGAAAGGTGGTCAAAATTGTCGGGGTCAAAGGGGACGCCGTAACGCGTTAGTGCGGTCTGAAATTCGCGAATGACGGCGTTAAACCAGTCGGCCCCTGGATAGCTTGGCGCGTTGTTCTCATTGCTTTCACTGAAGAAGCCGCCAATCCCTTCACGTGACTTGGTAGCGGGTATCTGTTCTACCTGAGAGCCATTGTTGAGCAAATGCATTATTGATTACCTTCATAGAAAAATTCGTAGTATTTCCCGCCGAGCTTGAATTGCTTGAGGGTGCATTCAAGGGTGTTGGCATCGCCTTCGTCTGTGCCATGCACGCGGATACGCAAAAGGTGACGGTACTTTTCTTCATATAGGGGATAGGTGCAGCCTCGAAGGCAGTGATGCGGAAAGTGTTCTTCGACCGTAATCTGAAAACCTAAATCTGCGCCGCGTTGTTCGATGTTCCACGCTTGCAGGCGGCCTTTTCGTTGGTCTTTTTCAACGGCAGCGGCTTGGCGCTCTGCCGTTTGTTGTTGCGGTGCGCCGCACTCAGGTAAACCTAAATACTGTTCATATTCGTCGAGCAGTTCGCGCGCATGAGCGGGCGTCATCTCTCGTTGGAGCGCATCCGCTTGGGCATCAATGTCGGCCAGTTGCTTGGCCAGTGCGCGAAGCAGTTTGGTTTGATTCGCCTCATCATCACGCGGCCAAGCAAGGCCCTGTGGCATCAGTTGCTGCAGGACATCAAGCCAAGCCTCTGTCGATTGGGCGACGGTCACTCTATCCACTGCGGCGCCTCGAAGGTGATGAGCTCATCGCTTTGGCTGATGATGTCGCTGGCAAGTGGGGTAGCGTAATCCATTACGCCCGATGCGGTGCCAATGGCCGTGCGCACTTGAGACAGTAAAATGCGGCTACCAGGGCTTGCGAACTGGCGCTCTAACTGGGTGAGTTGTGCCACGACAGCGGCGCGGGTCTCTGCGGTGTCGGGGGTGAGTGTGATGGCCAATTGAACGGGCTTTATACGCAGTGTAAACAACACAGTTTCAATGCCTGCAGGGCGGCCCACCTCCACGCCCGTTGCAGGGTCGCTATGACGATGGATGTAGTCTTTTACTTCTTGGATTTTTGTAGCAGATGGCAACAGATCATCATTGCCATCACAGACAAAGGTCAGCCCCACGGTGCTGCCGCCTTGCCATGCATCGTACGCCCAGGCGCGGGTCACGCTCGGCACTTCCGTTGCCCAAGCTCTGTAATCATGCAGCGCACCACCCATGGGCGGGTATTGCTTGCGAAACCACAAACGGCGCAACAGTTCAGCAATGGGCTCAATGTCTGCGCCCCCTTCAAGGGTGCGCACGGTGGCTTGGTTGTGAATGCCTGGCACGGGACTGACGAGCGTGAGCACGTCGTCTGCGTTAAGGTTGCCCGCTTTCCCTGCGAGTTCTGCTTCAATCGCAGCGACGATGATCCCGTTGTCGGGCAAGGTGGCGAAGGTCACGAGATAGCGTGAACCGTTGGCGGCGGTGAGCACCGAATCAAGCGGCAATTGCGCGTTATCAGACACCGTAAAAGTGGCATGTCCTTTGGCCTTTTGTGGCAGCTTGCGCGGTACGCCTTCATAAGCGGCGCGGGTTTCAATGGTGCTGTCGTCGCTTTCAGCGGTCGGCACAATCTGTTTGGCCAGCCACTGCAGTTGGTCATGCAAATCACGCTTGGCCGCACCCACGGAAAACGCGATGGCGCGCTCTGCACAGACGGGAGGTAAATGGGCATTAAGGCCAAGCTCAAGCGAGATATCGCCTTCGATTTGTTGGATAGACTCGGCAAGCGTTGGCGGGTTATAGGGCATGTGACACCTCACCGCGTAGCGTGTGCGCGGCCCAGCGAAGGCTGATGCCGTAACGCATCACCGTGTCATCGGGTTTGGTGATGGTGATATCTAGGCGCAAGCGCTCGCGGCCTTGGCGCGATGCCGTGACGCGATAGCGCTTGGCCATCCCTTTAAGCAGCGGCACTAAGGCTTCACTCGCGTAATCTTCTGCGCGCTGCAGTGTGGTGGTGGTGAGCTTTTCACGGGCAAGCAGCCAAAGGCGAGAGCCCCACGGCGACGCGGCAAAGCCGTCACCAGGCCAGCCACGACGGTCGGTTGTGCCAGCGGGTAACGCGTCGCTGTCTTTGGCGCGGGCATCCGTCATCAGCATCATGAAGACAAGCGAGTTGAGGCCATCGTCTTCTGCCAGTTTGCCATCTTCGATGCTGTGGTCTGCGCCGTTCTGGTGCCAATAAGTGCCAATCATTGTGGGCCGTCCGTTAGGTTGTCTTTACCGTTTTCGTTGTGTTTGTGGCTCTCCGCTTTGACGCCTTTAAAGGTACCGCCTTGCTCACCGATGACGTGACCTGTTACATGGCAATTACCTCCGATTTCAACGTTGTTAGAAAAGCGTGCTGTAGGGGTCGTTATAACAACCGATTCAGTGGCGGTGATATTTACCTGTTTCACTGAAATGTTCAGGGTATCTGCGCTAAGCTCGCCCGTTTTATCTCGGGTCAGTTTCAAAAAGTGGCCCTCTGCGTGATACAGCGCGCTATCACCTGGCTGCAGGTCTTTCAGTCTTACGCCTTTGTCTTCGGCGCAGATAACAATGAGGTTCGAACGGTTACCGTTCAGGGCCAGCGTGATGGCTTCTGACCCCGTTGGCGGCACACTGGTATGGCCATAGTTTTGCCAGCGCTCAATGTCGCTGTCGGTCTCGCCCGCCAAGGTTTGAATTTGCAACTGTTGGCGTTGGGTGCTGTCGCTCACGATACGCAGCACGGCGCGATCCACCATTAACTGTAATCGGCGTTTAACAGGCATTAAAAGGCGGTTAAACGCGGTTACCATGCGGCCACCTGCTGGGTGTCTTTGGCGGTTTCGATGGGAATGTCCATCGCTTTCGGGGGCACTAAACCGAGTACCGTGGTGCGGCCTTGGTCGTCTTCAAGCCGGGTCAGCGAGGCGATGAGCAACACGTCATCGATCCCTTGAATGGGGTCGAGCACTTTGATGCGGCGGTTCAGTGGCCACAGCATTCCATTGGGCATGCGCCAGCCTTGTACCGTGATTTCTGTGGTGGTGGCATGTGCCAGCGCGCGTTGCTTTTGCCATTGGCCTCGACGGCTTGCGCCATCAGCGGTGAAGACTTCTTCTGAGAGAATGATTTTCGGGCGGTAGCGCGTGATGTCGTTATCATTGACTGACACGGATTGGCCGCCGACACGGGCGGGGCTTTCCGCATCAAAGGCTGCACCATTGCCGACGCCTTTGATGATGTACTGACTGAAACGCTCTGACTCACTAAAGCGGCCCCGCGCGGCCAAGATATTTTGCCCGAGCACCAAGGCGGTGTGCAGCTGTATGTCACTTGCACGGGCGATCACCAAGTTGCCGTTCGCGTTGCTGGTAAGCAACACCCCCCGTTGACGGGCTAAGCGCTCTAGCAGTTCAAAGGGCGATTCGCCTTGCTCAAGTCGAACAGTAGTGAACGGGCCGCCAATGTCGGTTTGCACCTCCACCGCAATGCCATAAGGGCGGCAGATTTCAGCTGCGAGGGTGACCAGCGTGACGTGTTTCCATTCCCCCGATGGATGAACCAATGACGACTCGACCAGGTCTTTGGTTTTGCACCGTGCAGTGATGTGGTAGCTGAGCGTGTTGGCGTCATAGCTTGGCACGCGTTCGGCGATGTAGCCTGTGGCAACTTTGTCCTCACCGATGAACACTTCCACGGCCATGCCTTCACGAAGGGGCAGCGCCTCGGCATCTTGCCAACTGCGGGTGATGCTGAATTGATGCTCACCCGTCACAGCAGACAACGCGCGGGTCGTGCTGACTTGCTTCCAGCCTTGCCAAACTCGGCCCCCGATTTTCAATGACACCTTATCCATTGCTGTTCTCCAACACGTCTACATTGCCCGTCACAAACGCGGGGCGAGAAAGGCGATTGCGTTTAACGATGTCATCGCGTTGCTGTGCGTCACCTGTGATGTGATAGGCGAGCAAAGCCGAGGGAATAGGGCGTTCAATCGAGACGGTGCGCATTCTCGGCAATTGGCGTGCGCGGGTTTTGATGTCCTCGACCACGGATAGGCGCAAGGCCCTCAGTGTTCGCCAGCCATCGCGGTTACCATCTTCCACGGCGCGGGCGGCTTGGGTCGCCAGTGACGTTGTCATCGAGGTGGCCGCTTGCTCGGCTTGTTGGCTGTCGGTCAGTTCACCGTTGGCAATGGCATTGGCTTTGCC